CAGTAGTGAATTTGATATCTCCAGTAGGACTTGTAGCACTATTTACTAAGCCCCCAAAGGAAGAGAAATCAAAACTACCTTGATAATCTGTTGGTAGCACCACCGCTAATACATTTGTACTGGCATCCCATAAAATGTTTAATTCAAGATTTGTCGTACTAAACCATACTTTATTAATACGAACTCCGGTGCAAGCCGTTCCATCTTGAAGAGTGGATAATCCAGAAACGTCTACCGCCATAACCGCGGATTGTGCAGTATCAACGTGTGTGTACGAAAAAGATTTGACAAAGTTACGAGGGCCATCCTCGATGACTTTTTCTACAAAAACATCCGCCATCTAAGTTACTCCCCTAAGTTAGTAACTCACACCGCGATCTTGTGCGACCATAATGTAGTCAATACTCATTGACTTTGTACCAGTAGCATTACCAGAAACTTCCGCAGCCGCTTGCGTCATATTAGCTGTTGGAACATTGGTAGCATGAGTACCCACCAGAGTCCGGTTGATATAAAACCTAACATTGTCGGTACTTGTACCCTTTGTTGCTACGAAACTAACCGTAACATCAGTCGCGTCAGAAAGATCATATGTAGTCCCTGACAAAGTCGTATCGGTTTCACTGTCGCCTGATTCAGTAATCAAATGGGGAGTCGCATCTCCATCATCAATTTGGAAACAATCCTGTTCGACGCAGTAAAAATATTCTCTGGAGCAGTCGCAAAGTTTTCACAAACCCCAATGAACATGTCCATCTGGTCGGCGTCAGACATTTGGAAACGAGCTTCAAAATAAAGCTTTTGACCAGCTGTTGAGGGAAGACCCCAGATTTCATTTCCTTGGATGGAACTACCGTCATTATCGGTGGTTGCCGCAGAAGTGAGATCTACAACTCCATTTAAAGCATCTGCCTGTAAAGCAACAGAAGCACCACTATCCTTTACAACAGTCCAGTCGTTGGTGGCATCCAAGACAATACCAGTAAAATCAGCCATGAACCGAGTTTGATCGGGCCATGAACCAATATTTAGATTTTCGAGAGTAGGTCGAGCCGCTGAAAAGAGAACTGGACCTGAAAAATGAGTGTTCGCCATAACAAGTACCTCCTTACGAGAGGGTTTGCCCTAGAGTCTTCGTAAGCGTCTGCTGGGACAGTCGCTAGGGCTGGTTTATCCCAGAAAGGAAGGAGGGGGTTGCCCCCCTCCTGTAGTCTTTACGCGCCGGGTGAACCGTATACGCAACGCGGGTCTGAGTACCCAAAGCTATAACGCTCACGGGCCTTAAACCTTACATTGCCTGTATCGAAGTCACCTTCCATCTTTGTAGATATCGGCATACGTTCAAAGTGGATGAAGCCTCGAGGGGCATCAGTCCGCATGAACCATGCATCGGTATCTGTCAAATAATGGTTAACGGTATAACCCTGCGGGAGCATTCCCATGTTCCGCGTAGCGTTTATATCGTTATCGGCAGTACCTGGACGAAGAGTGGATTCTAAAAGACGATCCGCAACAAACTGAAGTGCTGCGGGAATAATCAACTTCTGTCCACGAACAGAAACTTTAAGTCCCCGCTCGTCTACAAAACCTGCAACGTCAATAAGACCATTCTCGAGACTTGTCTCGTTCAGGTCGGCAGCGGTGGTTGGTTCGTTACGCCATGTATTACCATTCACCAAGACGTGGGCCGTGGAGATAAGCTCCAGACCATCGCCACCTACAAAGTTACTATCGAAAGCATTGTTCAAAGTAGCGGCGCCCTTCACCTGTTTGGTGTTTGACATGCTACGTGCCAACGCTTTCGTATAGCGGGAAGCTAGACGATCATAGAGGTTATCCTCAATTGCTTCTTCCGTGATAGAAAAGGCAAGTGCGATAGTCTCCATGGTATACCTGGCGGTATACGCTTCCTGTGCATCATCGAATGAAACAGCAGTTCCTTCCGTTTTAACGGGGGCTGACCCAAAACCGGAAAGCATGACCTCCTCCTCAAACGCACGTTCTGAGGATTCCGTGTCATAAATTTCTGATGCTTCGTTATCATACCTGGCATACTCAAGTCCAAAAAGGGCATTGAGGCCAGGCTCTAGCTCTTTCGCTAGTTGAGCTCTTGAAATAGCCATCTCTCAACTCCTCTATACGCCAGTAACGGAAATGGTTGTACCCGCGTTAGCAGAACCATTTGGTGCATTAAAGTGATTATTCAAACGAACAATCACACCAACCCCAGCCGCCGTGAAATCCAGGTTCTCTGGATTGTCTTCCCATCCCATTATTCTAAGATGGAAATCAGGCCCTGTGGTCGCTGCAGTACTTATATCTACCTGAGCACTAGAAACACCAGTAGCCGTTGTGCCGCTTGCCGCTGTCGCAAACTGTGCGTTCTTGAATCTATCAGCGATAGCAGTTGCTTTACTGGTCCATGTAGCGTCAGAAGTTATAATAAACAACTGGTTCGGGTCATCAGCAACATACGCCTTAATAGGATGGTTGCTGTCTGCTCCTGAACCAGGCCAAAGGTTACTAAACGTAGGCTTTAACGTGGTACTCGCCACATATTCACAACCCATAAAAACACCAAGCAAACTAACGGTTCCACCGGCAGCGGCCCCGACTATGTCGATATATCCCGTGGTAAGCGGGATAACGGGACTGCCATGGTAGATGGCGTTAGTGTTGCCATTGGCAATTTCATACATTGGATAATTGGCAGCACCAGTCGAGTTAGCGGCCTGTCCTAACATCTGTAAGGGACGTAGACCATATGCTCCTTGACTGTTGGCCATATCATTTTACTCCTGGCCCCCTTCTTGGGGACCTCCAAAAGTTACACGGGACTGCCGATCAGGTTTACTAATCGGCATGGAGGGGTGTTGCTCACGAGCTAAGTCGTTATCAACGGCCTGCATTTGTTGGCCAGTCATACCCCTATAATACGCGTTGCGTTCCTCAACGATTTCCAATGGAATCCTTGCTAACAATAAGCCACCTACTCCAATAACGCCGGCGTGCTGCCCATCCTGAACCGTAGGAATATCGAAGTCTGGGTGTTCTTCGCCCCGCACCAACTCCCAACCCTCACGGGTTCTAGCTGATACGTTTTTGCGGTCGTCAAACCCCATGACTTCAGATCGTATCCACCTGTGGGTATAACCTTCAGGTGGGGGCGGCGCATCCAGTATGGATGGTGGCTTCCAAGGTTCCCTGCGTGCCTCTTTGGCACGGGTCTCATTGGTTCTAAGCGTCCTCGTAGACTTTTGGCGAGATGTGGTCTCAGTATTACTCATGATTAGTCCCTCACATATTTTGCATATTCTTCAAGTGGCACATTGAGCCTCTTTGCAATCGAAACTTGAGAGGGCGTTAATCGCACAGTCTTTCGTCCACTTCTGTTGCGGGATGCGGAGGCCTCGGCTGACGCAACCTTGCGGCTTCCCCCGTTCGACTGAGTTTTCTGTCCAAGTTTATGTGGAAACTCCGACATCATTCTCTTGTCAAGTTCAGCATAGTAGTCATCTGATGTCGCATCAAACCCTTCATCCTCAATTAAGCGACGATGAACACCAAATGCGGCGTATGTCATAACTTCATCTTGCCCAAACCAGTTATTCCTCTTGGCCCAAGACTCCGCTTTAGGATCTGGGGGGGTAGCTGGTTGTTGCTGTGGGGCCGTTGGTTGTTGTGTTGGAGCGGCTTGGGGCGCTGGAGCTTCACGTTGAGCTTTTGATAACTTGCCTTTCTCGAATGCCAAATTGGATAAAGCCTCCTGGCCTTCGACAATCTTGTCAACATCGCCGCTCTCATGGGCTTCCTTGAGAAGTCTCTTTGCGGAATCGAGTTGCGAAGTAACACGATTTCCAAATTCTTCCTGATATCCCTTGTCCAGAGAATCCAGGCGTTGTCTCAGGGATTCGTTTTCCTTGTGGACATTTTCCGCATACTGAACGGCAGACTGTTTCTGGCGCTCCTCTTCGCGGAACCGCTTGGTCAAGTCATTAATACGGGTTTTAACTCCCGCACTATACTCCTCAAGCTCTTCCTCCTGCTTGAGAGACTCCGCTTTTACTTCTACTTCTCCAGAAGAGTCCTTCTTCTCTTCGGTATCTTCCTCAACATTTACATCAACAGCAGACTCGTCGGAGTCTCCTATTTCAATCTTTGTTTCCTGTGGCATGTCATGGTTCCCATGGTCTCTTTCTCCTTTCTAGACATGTTTAATATCATCAGGCTCAAGAATCGTCGCAATGACCTCGTCGTCATTGATGATACGGACTTCACCGCCGTCGATCTTAAATCTGGCGCCGGCGTAACGGCCAATGCAAACCCACTGGCCTTCTTTGCACCATGGCTTACAATCATTAGATCCAAACTTGTCAGGATCCTTATACGCCAATGGTCCAACCTTTACCACGTAGGCGACCACCGTCGCTAACGCTTCTCTATCCCGGACAGCATCAGGGATATAAACACCACCATCTGTGGTGGCTTTACCCATGTACGGCATAACCAGAATACGCCAGCCCGTGGGCTGCGGAAGACGATCATTTAATTCAACTTCCAAACGCTCTGGATTAA